AAGGGCTCCAGAAGTCAGGGCATCCGGCGGGCCGTTAAGCCGCCAAACCGAGCTCGCGTGCGAGCATCGCCATGCGCAGCCGGCGCACGAGCGCCAGCGGCGCCGCCGGCGCCTCGCCCGCGACGATGCAGGGGAACAGCTCGCGCTTTTCTTCCGACCGGATCTGCGCGCCGGCGTCGGCCGGCACGGCGACGGCGGAAATCTCCAAGGGCTCCCAATCGACCACGCGCCAGGTCGGCAGCTGGCCGTCGCTGCCCTCGATCTTCTCGACCTTGTGGTAGCGGTAGCCGACCGACACGTTGCGAATGATGCCGTCGCGGATGTCGCCGACGATGCCGGCCACGTCCTGCCGGCGTGACAGCTGGACGGTGGCGTAGCCCGCGCCGTTCGCGAGGCGCGCCGAGCCCGGCACGACAGTGCCGATCACACCACGAAGGTCGAAGCCATCGTGCGAGTTGAGGAACGGGGCACCGGCATTGAGCCGAGCCAGCCGCACGTTCTCCGGCCCCACGATCAGCGCCTCGTTGTAGGGACCGTTGATGAAGCTGACCCGGCGAACGGTGGCGCCCGTCGTCCAGACGACGTCGACGGTGTGCGCCTTTTCGTCGAAGGTCGCCGCGCGCACTTCCGCGCCGCGCGCCAGGGCCGGCAGCTCGATCAGCTCTTCCCGCATGGATCCTACCTCACGACCTGCAGTCCACGCGCCGACGATGGTGCGGGCTTGCCCTCGGTCTCTTCGTCTTGTTCGGTGCCGTTCAGCTTGGCCGCCTGCAGGGCACCGGTGCCCGCCACCTTGCGCGGGTCCGTGTCGAGCACCAGGCCGGCGGCGTCCGACTTGGTGTTGAACTCCGCCGCCTCGGCGATCACGTCATCGGGGTTGCGCCCGCGCTCGGCAATGACTTCCGGCATGCTGCGGATGCCGGCGCGCACCGCGGCGATGTCGGCCTGCACGTCCTTGAGCGGGTCCACCCACTCAAAGCGCGGCGTGTCCCACTCCACCGGCACATCCGGGCTTGCGATCAGCCCGGCGAGAAACGCGGTTTCGCAAAACCAGTCCCACACGCGTTGGCAGAACGTCGGAATGACGAGCTGCCATTGCATCATGCGCACCAGGCGGCGGAACTCGAGCATGCCGGCGCGGATGCTGGAATAGTTGACCCGGCTCAGGTCGCCGCTGACGAGCTCGTACGGCAGCCGGTAGCCGGCGGCGATCGTGCGCAGCGACACCGTGTAGTATTCGCCGTAGCCGGACACGGCCGCGGGCGCATTGAACTTGAGGTCCTTGCCACCCCGCGCCAGCAGCAGCAATCCGGGCTCGAGCTGTTCCACCGCCTTGCCGTCACGTCGGTGAAGCGCGGCGCGATGCTGTCGTCCGTATCGTCCTCGACAAGGAGCGCGCCGACATAGGCGGACTCGGTCTTCTTGCGGATGCCCTCGGCAAAGTCGTAATCGTCCAGGTCGCGCAGCTTGCGGATGACAGGCGCGCCCCAGGCGACGCCGCGCGTCTGCTTGCGCTGTCCTTCGTACAGGTGGATCACATCCACGGCCGCAATCGGGGTGCTCGTCACCGTGCGCGAGACCGGGCTCGGCGCCAAAGAGCCCGGGTGCTCCGGAAACAGCCAATAGGCCACGCGCCGGCCAATGGCGTCGGTCTCGACACCGAGCGTCACCCGGTTGCCGCTCGCCAGCGTTGCAGTTTTGAGCGAGTCGAGGTGGTCGGACTCCAGGACCTGCAGCTGCAGGGGCACGCGCAATCCGTCTTCCTTGCGACGCCGGCGGCGGCGCACGAGCACCTCGCCGGCCTCGACCATCTGTCGCACGGCCAGGACCTGCAGGCCGTAGAAATCAAGCTGGCCGTCGGCGTCGCAGCGCTTGGCCCATGCGTTGAACAGGTCGAGCACGCGCTTGTCTTGGCAGCGGGGCGTGATGCCCTCGCCGACGAGGTTCGTTACCCACGACGAAACCGCCGACGCCGCGTGCGGGTTGTTGCGCACGAGGTCGCGGTGACGATCGCGCAGGCGCGGACCGGCCGATTCAATCTCTTGATCGGCCGACGTGGATCCGGCCCGCCAGCCGTCGGTGTGCCGGCCGAGCGCGGCGCCGGCGTAGGCCCGCGACGCGTCCAGGGCGGCACGAGCGCGCACGCGCGTGAGCGCGACGCGCGGCGCCACGTAACCGATGGCCCTGTCCAGCAGGTTCACTTGTCGCCCCTCGAAAAGCCGGCATAGATGGCTGGCGGCCTCGCCGCGGCGCCGGACTGCTGGCCTTCCAGCCACCGCACCCGCGCCAGCATTTTCTCGAGGCTGTCGTAGGTCACGGAATAGTCGGCATACCGCACCTGGGTTGCCCCCGATGCAATGGCGGCCTTGAGCGCCGCAATCTCTGCTGTGTAGTCAGGCATTGCCTAGGTGCGTGTAACTCAATTGAACGGCAGAGCTGCCTCTCGCAGCTGCCAGGGTCCTGCGAGCAAACGGTGAATTCCTGTCAGCTCCCGACATGGAGGCCGGCCTATCAGCGCGCGCAATATTTCGCTTGCGGAACGACCCCATGTTGTCTCAAAAGGACGGCCGCCGTTAGTGGATTTGTCCGTGTTCAACCGCGAGCCACTGCTTCGTTCGACTGTGCTCGCGGCGATGGTACCAAAGGTGGGTAATGAGCATCTGGCTGAGATACCTTGCGATCGCGGTGCTCATTGACAACGGCTTCGAAACATTGTGGCACTCGATCGCGCTGGGGCGAGTGATCCTGGGGGCCCTGCCGGGCGTCGGTATCGAACGGTTGTTGCTGGGCCTCACCTTCTCCGTCGCCGCGATTGCGCTGGCGGCCTTGATCGCAGCCCCCACTCAGTATGGTGTCAGCCTGAGAACTAAGATCATCGCAATCCCCAGCGTGTTGAGTGGCGGTCTTGGCGTCTTGTCGAGCGCGATGTTGCTCTACACGCGGGCGAGCCAGCCGCAAATCGGTCTGCTGACGGATTCAGTATCGAACCTGCTCATCACGGAGAGAGCCCTGCGGGGCGGCTTCTTTTCTGCGTGCACGCTTGCGCTCGCGATTCTGGTGTTGGCCTCTCGCCGGAGTAGCGCCTAGGGGAAGCTGTCGCGGTCCACCGCACGCCTGCTAGGCCATGCGTTTCGACGGTTTGGTTGCTGGATCAGTCAAGCTCCGCAATGTCCGCAACGTGCATTAGTCCCGCCGGCCGAACCAATTCTGGTGCCTGTCACCAAGCCAGCCGGGGCGCTGCACCGGCGCTTGCTGACGGGCCTGCATGGCGGCGAGCGCCTCTTGCGCCGGCGTCATCGGATCGGGCGCCGGCAGCGCGGGCGTGGCGGCGGTGTCGAGCAACAGGGCCTCGAGCTCGGCGAAGCGCGGCTCCTTCCAGCGATCCCAGCCGCGCATGGCCGCCAGGCCGCGCGCATAGTTGGCGCAGTCGAGCACCTCGTTGCGCCGACCCTCCATCACCACCCATTCCCGCTTCACCCGGCCACGCTCGGTGCGGCTCATCAGCGACTCGGACGTGAGCTGCTTGACCGCTTCCTCCGTCACGTCGCCCGGCAGGTGCACGGTGCCCGGCAGCGCCACGCCGTCGTCCGGCCGCTCGAGGCCGAGCTGCGCCACCAGCTCCTGCTTGCAGAAGCTCACCCCCATCTTGAGCGTCTTGAGGCCGTGCTTGACCTTCTGGCCGCGGGCCGAGAACTCCATGTGGCCGAGGCCGAGAAACGCCGCCGTGTAGGCGTCGTGGCCGTCGATGGCGTGCACGTTGCCGCGGCCAGCCTGAGCGCGCACGAAGGCGCCGACCTCGGGGGCAAAGGCTCCAGAGTCGATGCCCCAATCCCGCACCGCCATCGGCGCGTCGCTCGCATGCGGCCACGTCTCGTCCATCATGCCGGCGAGCTCGCCCCACACCTCCGGCCTGTCCGTCCGACCCAGCAACACCCGGTGCTCGATCAACCAGCGCTCCCGGTTGCGGCCGAACCCCACACGCCAACCTCGAGCCGATCCTTCTGCACGTCGACGCCACCGAACAGGATCAAGGTTCCACGTGGAACAGTCCCGCTGCGGTAGGTGTCGCGCCGTCGGTACACGTCCTGCCACTCCGGCGCGTCGCCACGGGCCTGCCAGGTCTCACCGAGCACGGTGTTCACGAACTCTTTCATCAGCTCGGCGTCGCCCTGAGCGGCGAGGAATTTCTCGGCGATCTCGCCCCAGCTCATCCACCCGACCGGGCTGTACAGGCTCGAGAGGTGAAAGCCGATCGTGCGCCCGTCACCCGTGGCCGTCGCCCGCCATTGGCCGCGACGAAGCATCTCCGTCTTGTGCTGCTCGCCAATCGGCTGGCTGCAGGCCTCGCACTGATACTCGGCTTTGTGCGGCTCCCCCTTGGGCCATCTGAGCTGCGGGAACCGCAGCAACTGCATGGACTTGCAGTGCGGGCACGGCACGAAGTACCGGCGCTGATCCGACCGCAGATACTCGCGCTCGACTCGCGATCGGCCCGCAATCGTCGGCGTCGATGGGATGAAGATCTTCCGCCGCTGCCGAAAGGTGCGAGTCCTGCTCTCGGCCAGGGCAATCGGGTCGCCCTCGCCGTCGACGTCGCCGGGGTACGCGTCCGCCTCGTCGAGAAACAGAAAGCGCACCGGCATCGACCGCAGGCCCACCGACGAATTGGCGCCGGTGATGACCAGAATGCCGCCGGGGAACTCCTTGCTCAGCAGCGTGTTGCCGCTGTCTCTCGATCTCGCTTCCTTGACGATGGCCCGCAGGGCCGGCGTCTCCTCGACCAGGGGGGCGATGCGCTGCTTGCTGTTGCGCTTGCCCATGTCCACGGTGGGCCAGACCACCAGCATCGGGCCTGGCGCATGGTGGATGACGTAGCCGATCCAGTTGACACCGGCCTCGGTGGCGCCAATCTGCGCGCCCTTCATGAACACGATCCGCTGCGCCGGCGATGTCACCGACAGCGCGTCCATGATGTCCCGCAGGTACGGCGTGCGATCGGTCCGCCACGGGCCGGCCTCGGATGCCGCCTTGCCCGACAGTATGCGGTGCTGATCCGCCCACTCGCTGACCGTGAGCGCAGGCTCGGGCCTTAGCCCGTCATCAGCGGCCGCATCAACTAGGCTTTGGGACCTCGAAACGAGTAGAGCGGCTGGCGAGGAACTCTCGGACATGCTTTTCCAGGGCGACCAGCAACACCCCGGCCTCAAGGCCGAGCTTGGCCGCCATCCCAGCGCTGATGCGTACCGGCCAGTTCAGCAACGCGTCACGCTCCTCCCGGAACCGACGGAACACCGCATCGTGCACCGTCGCGGAATCTACCAGTTTCCCCTCGCGCTCCTGCAGGTCCAGCTCGCGCAAACGGGCGAGCGCCGCCTCATTCTGCGCGCGGGCTCGCATATACTGGACATCATCGGAGACCGGACCGCCGTCGTCATCGCCATCACGCAGCGGCGCCGGTTTCGCCTGTGCCGTTCGGCGCGGGCGCACTAGACGGGCACGCACGTCTCGAAGTTCAGCGATGCTAACGAGCCCATCGGCGTTACGCCGTAGCCAACCCTTCTTGATGTACTGACTAACCGTCGCAGGCGAGACGCCTTCCGCCCTCGCCGCAGAAGCAGCTTTGACCAAGTCCACGGTTGCATCACCACAGTGTTTAGCTAAATTCCGACCCTGACGCTGGGGTTACGCCGCGCCTATGTCCCCCGCATCTATCTGTGGCAGGAAGGACCCGCTCTGGGTGTAAGCAGGCCGGCGCACCACGGTGACGCCAGCGGAGATCGCCAACTGTAAAGCCACGCCGCACCCAGGGTAATCCGCCGGACCGTGTCAGGTCTCCCTGGCCGCTTTCTCAGGTGGCGTGCCGACTGGCCTAAGATGTCGGAAGTGCTACCGCTCGACCGCCCCAGGCGAGGGGTAAGGTTTCCGCTTGGCCTCCTTCCCAACTGGAGGCCTTGCCTCTCTCCTTTGGGGCCCGCCTGAAGTAACGCTCGCGGCAGCTGCCTCAGATCAGGGGCAATCGGACAGGAGTGAGCAGATGCGCTTACGGACAATTATCATCACCTTGGCGGTCGCAGCACCTCTCCTTGCTATTGAAAGTGGGCCTGCTGCGGCGTGCGGTTGGCTTTGGGGGCGGGGCTACGGGTACGGTGCGCCCGTGGGTTATGGTTACACTGGGTATGCACCGCGCACCTATGGCTACTACGGCTACGCACCAAGCTACTATGGCAGCGCCTTTCTCGGCCGGCCCTGGGGCTGGCGCGGTTATGGATACCGCGGTTGGCGGGGCTA